ACTCACGTTGCTTTAAGTCAATCGTGTTGGATTGTAATTGTAGTCGAAGTTGAATAAGCCCTGAGTCAAGTTCGGTAATTGCTCGATAAATAATTTGCTTAGCTTTAATACTAACTCCAATCTTTTCTACATCTACTAAATCTGTGTCAATTTTTTTTCTTAGCGCAAGACGTAAATCTAAGATTGAACTTTCCCCTGCTTTTACAAGGTCTGTAATGTATTTATAAAGTTTGGTATTGCTTGGGGCGTTTAGCGAATTTTCCCAACTTAAAATTAATTCTTTGGTATAAATGAAAGCGTCGGCTTTTGACTTCATTAGCGATTCCAATTTCTCGGAATTAACCTTGTCAATATCAACAACGAATCCTAAAGTTTCGATTGCGTTAGAAATTGCTACCTCTAAGTCAGCAGATAAATTCTTCATTTAGATTTAAAATATTAGTCAAAAGTACAAAATAATTGGTTATATAGAAAAATAATATGAAAACGTAATTTATAATCAATTTTATTTATCTTTGCTAAGACTAAACATCTTTCCCCCAATGGATAACATTAAAGACTCTTTTGTAAAGCCTGATGCACACATATCTTTTCCGTCACAATTAGATTCTTTTGAAGTAAAGAAAACGGAAGCGTGGGGTTTACAATTGGCGAGGCAAATCAGCAATGAATGGTTCTACGGATTAGGAATGACTGCGGGTTGTCTAAATTCACGCTTCAACACTCAAAGACAAGACTTTATCGAAAGACGTATTTACGCAATGGGTTTGGAAAGTATGGAAAAATACAAGCCAATTTTCAATCCTAATGGCGACAAATCTTATTTAAATTTATCTAAAAAGGCAATTTCGCCACTTCCAAAATTTGTAGATGTAGTAGTTAATGGAATGGCTGACAGAGGTTATTCTATTGTAGCAAGAAGTATTGACCCGATAGGTTATACTGAGCGAATTGCTTATAGAGAGCAAATTGAAAATGACAAAAACGCCAAAGATGTAATTATAAAAGCTAAAGAAACATTTGGAATTGACATTGGGAGTATGCCTGTTGACCAATTACCTGAAACGGATGATGAATTAAACTTGCATATGCAGTTAGAATATAAGCAATCAATTGAAATTTCAACAGAATTGGCAATTGAGGAAGTTATGAACGAGAATCGGTACAATGATATGATTGACCGAATGATTAAACGTGATTTAACCGTTTTAGGAGTAGGTTGGGTTAAAAATGAATTTGTAGCAGAAAGAGGGGTTGTTTTAAAATACGTTAATCCTGAAAATAAAATTCAAAGTTATACAGAATGTCCTTATTATTCTGATTGTTTTTATCACGGGGAGTTTAAGACTGTGCCGTTGAGTGAGATTTATACAGACTTTCAATGGCTTAATTTACCAGAAAACGCCAAAATAAAAGAGCAAATTGCCAATTCAGGACAATCGTGGTGGAGTTACAATCTATATTCAGAAGCAGACAGAATCAAGGGAACTGCCAATTTATTATACTTCACTTACAAAACTACACGCAACAAAGCTAAAAAGATAAAAGAAAAAGCTACGGGAGAAAGAATACTATCTAAAGCCGATGAAACCTTTACTTTAAAAGAAGGACAGACTGACGACTTTAAAAGAGTTTCAATTACCGAAGAAATAATGTTTGAAGGAGTATTAGTTTTAGGAACTGATATTTTACTAAAATGGGAAGTGGCTGAAAATATGTCAAGACCTAAATCAAACAAGCAAAAAGTAATTGAGCAATATATCGGAGTTGCCCCAAACAGAGAACGAGGTTACATCGATTCGCTTGTTGCAAGAATGATTACTACACAAGACCAATTAAATATATTACAGTTGGTGTTTTAAAAGATTTGTTTGATAATCTTGATAATATTCCAATTGGCGAATTAGAGAAATTTGTAAAACAATATTCGCTATGAGATTAGAAATAAACAGTACAAAACTGTCTAAAGCAATAAATGTAGTTTCTCCTGTTGTTAAAGATAAAAACGCATTACCAATACTTTCTGATTTGCTAATTGAATCAAATAAGGAGCAATTAAAGATAACCGCATCAAACGGAGAGATAATGACGAGTATTTCTATTGAACTACAATCGGAGAAATCTTTTTCTTTTTGCATATCCAAAACCTTAATAAGTAATATTTTAAGCAGTTTGCCAAGTATCGACTTGACTTTAGAAGTTATCAAGAACGAATTGACTATTTCTTCTAAATTAGGTTCTTATGTGTTGCCAATTGTAAATTCAGACGAATATCCTAAAAGTAGTGCTATTGGCGAATTTAATTCTTTTAAAGTGGATTCGGAATTATTTTTAGATGGATTAAGAAAAGCCATTCCTTTCGTAGATACAACTACGGAAAATCTTGATAGAATTTTAATCAAATCCGAAAATAATAAGCTAAATATAGCGGGATTAAGTAATATTTGTTTTTACGAAAAAGAATTTGATTATAATGGCGACGACATTGAAGTTGTACTAACTACAAGTTCAGCTAAGTTTTTAGTCGACACAGTAAGTCCTGATGAAGATTTATCTATAAATTATAACGAAAACTTCTTTTGCGTTTATTTCGATAACGTTTCTATTGAAATTCGCCAATTAGCAGTTAAATTTCCGAATTACAGAAAAATACTTAATTCGCTAAGAAAAGAAAAACCGCTTGTATTTGATTTGGAAATATTATCAGCATCAGTTAAAAGAATATCTGCTGTTTCTGATAAAGACAATAATTCGCTAATAATAGACTTAGAGAAAAATACCGCTAAACTTTATTATGAAAATAATTTTTTAAATCATAAAGTCAACGAATCTATTGTTTGTGAATATTCTGACGAGCCAATTAAAATAGGATTTAATATTCAGAAATTAAAACAAATCCTTTCAATATTAGACGATGTGAATATTTTTATGACTGAACCTACATTGCCTATTTTGTTTGTAGCTGAAAATACAAGAATTTTATTGTCACCAATGAAAATATAATTTCTATTGTGTTTGGATATTTGATTAAATTTCGTAGATTTGCATAGTAGGAGTGGTCGCCTAATTAAAAACATTACAAAAATTCCCGAATTGATAGCGACGACCACCGCTTGATTTTCGGGTTTTTATGTTAGTATGAAAAAAATTATTTGGAAGCCGATACCTAATTACCCTAATTATATGGTTTCAAATTACGGAGAAGTGAAAAGTTTAAATTTCGGAAGAAGCGGGAAAGAAGGATTATTAAAGCCTTCTCCTAATAGAGATGGATATTTATACGTAGCGTTGTGTAAAAACGGAAAGTCGAGAACAAGTTACATTCACGTTTTAGTTGCTGTGGCTTTTTTAGGACACGTTCCTTGTGGAATGTTACGAGTTGTTGACCATAAAAATAGAGTTAGGACAGACAATCGCCCTGAAAACTTACGAATAATAACCCAACAAAGAAATGCTGACAAAGTTGGCGGAAACGCCAAATGTAAGTCTGTCGGAGTTACTATTGGTGGTAAGAAATATGACGCAAGAATTAGGTTCGGGGACAGGAAAGTTGGATTAGGAAGATTTAACACCGAAAAAGAAGCGTCAGATGCTTACCAAAAAGCATTGCTCGAAATAGAATCGGGGGTGTTTAATCCAAAACCTGTGCATATTCCTAAAAATTATAGTTGGCATAAGTCTTTAAAAAAATGGGCTTCGTATATCAATATTGACGGTAAGTTAAAACATTTAGGTCTTTTCTTGACAGAGGAAGAAGCGAAAAAAGCATTTCAAGACGCTAATGAAATCAAGAATCGTAAGTGCTAATCTTAAACTCCAAAGTTTTATTTTCTCCCATTTCCATCTTGTAGGATTTTCTTCGTGCGCCCATTAAAGCGTAACCCGAAGCAATTGAAATATCAAACTTTGTTCTGTCGGATATACTAAATTGACTCCAATCACGAAGCATATAATTAAACGGACAACTTCCGATTTCGCCCTCCTCTCGGATTGGAACTGCATCTTGTCCTTGCGTGTAAATACCAACGTATTTTTCTATGTAATCTTCGATAGCTGATGCGTGTGTTGTAATGACATCAATAGAATTTGATGGGATTCCTCCTAGCATCTTCTCTGATGGTGAAAGTCTATTGCTTGGCTTGTCAAATCTCGTAAGACTGAAATTTCTATAACCTCTGTGTAGGAAGTGATATAAAATACGGGATTTGTTGTTTTCGATAAGTACAGGCATCCCATAAAAAACACAAGCTAAAAGAGCATCCTCAAAAAATATTTCGGCACTTTGAGGACGAGTACAATAAAATAGAAAGAAAAAGTTGCTTGGAATATCACGAATACTGAAATTACTTACCCCACTAATTGCGCCCTTAGAACCTAAATTGTATTCAGAACCATTTTCGGTTTGCTCCAAATGTGAGTCCTGAACCGCAGAAATATCGTACGAATCAATGCCCAGACACCCTAATTCATCGTTAAGTGGTGCTTTACTCCGACCTCCAAATTGGTTATTCTTCATAATCCATCTATTCTGCATTTCTTTAGGCGGAATCCACGCCAACAAAAACCTACCTTTCTCATTCGGACACCATTCAACTACCGTATCTTTAATTCCATCTTTCCATTGAAAATTTCCACGAACCAAAGTTTTTTCAATTTCGATGTTATTGTTATAGGCAATTTGGTCGTTTAATTTATCAAGGTCAAACAAACTTCCTTTACTTTCATCACGAAAAGCATCATCTATTGTAATTGGGTCAAGTCGTCTTACGTTATTATGATGTTTGCCTCCCATTTGTTTTGCAGAACGAAATTCATTTTCCAAATATTGTAATGAGCCAATTGTCATTTTTATTCCTTGCGCATTGTAAAAATGTTCGCCTTTTTCTACTGTTGTGTGACAAACTCCGTATTTATCCGTATAATCTTCGTAATTCTTGTGGGCAGGTAAAAAGAATGAGTAAAGTCCCGTTGTAGTTCTTCCGTTGTCATTTCGCTTTAAAACATTTGAGCCGATGTATAAGTTTTTAAATTCCCGACCCCCTTTGTCAACCGCACCCAATGTCGAGCCTATGAAAGCCGTTCCTACTACTTTTCCGCCCGTCAACATCGTCGGTTTTATATTCGCCCAATGGTCTTCGTAGTTGTTTGGTCGCTCCCATTTTCCTGCTTCGTCACCGAGATACATAAAAAGTTTTTTGGAGTCATAGGAAAGAGTTGTGGTATTCATCCAATCGACCTTAGTATTTAAGTAATCATCGGTTGAAGTGTCTTTCTTTTTCTTGGCAATTTTGGAAGAATCGGATACTTTACCATACTCCATTTTATTTCTATCATCAATTTTACCTTTTACAACAGGAATAAAAAAGAATGGTAAATTTTGTACTGCATAAGAGTATTTTAAGAACGCTTCCGACGCATCAGAACCCGTTTTAGATGTAATTCCAAATAAGGCATTTTTAGTACTTGTAGAAAAATCTTCAAAGTGGTCAATGATTATCTCTGTGAATCCCGTTCTTCTTCCTTTTACGAATAGAAGTCCTACTGCTCTTGGGTCAATAATTACTGCAAGACAAAAATAATAAATATCTCTTTGCGCTAAACGGAACTCTTTAAACGAGCCACTATCTAACATTTTATTGTGCGCAAGTCCCATATAATGAGTTCCAGTAAGCCATTCAGCTTTACCGTTATTCATAAACCAACACCCTTCACGCCTTCTTCTGAACTCCTCTAAAATGTATTCTGTCCAAGCGTCCTCTGTGTCGGGAATCAATCCTTTAGGTGGTTCAATTCTTCGCCAATATTGTTCTTCCTTTGGCAAATTAGAAAATAAAATATCTTTTTTATTCTTTGGAACTTGTGGTAATGCTAATCTTAAATTGTCTAAAACTATAATTTCACCAATCGTCCCTTTCGGGTCAAGTATGATACAATCGTTTTTCTCGTCATACCATTCTTTGTAATAGTCTTTTTTAGGGTAAAATTCTTGATTGGCAAATCGCTCAGGATAGCCAACTTTAAATTCACGTTGTTTTAAATCTATGGTATTAGATTCTAATTGCAATTTAAGTTGAATAAGCCCTGAGTCAAGTTCAGTAATCGCTCGATAAATAATTTGCTTTGCTTTAATACTGACTCCGATTTTTTCTACATCTACTAAATCGGTATCAATTTTTTTTCTTAATGCAAGTCGTAAATCTAAAATTGAACTTTCTCCTGCTTTTACAAGGTCAGTAATGTATTTATGTAGTTTGGTGTGGCTTGGTGCGTTTTGTGAGTTTTCCCAACTTAAAATCAGCTCCTTTGTATAGATAAAGGAATCTGCTTTAGATTTCATTAGCGATTCCAATTTCTCGGAATTAACCTTATCAATGTCAACAACGAATCCTAAAGTTTCAATTGCATTGGAAATTGCTACCTCTAAGTCAGCAGATAAATTTTTCATTTAGATTTAAAATAATATTCAAAGATAATAAAATTATCATAAACAAAAAAAACCTCCCGTAATAGGAGGTTTTAATTTAAAAGATGTCATAAATTAATTATGTGTCACCTTAAATGCGAATGATGCAAAGCAATTTAAAGCTACTGTCGAAATATTAGTTACACGAACAACAAACGAACCTCTTGTTTGAGAAACTAAATTTACTGCTACGTTTCCTGTTGTGGAAGTTGCTGTAACCGATGCTAAAGTTCCTGCTAAGTTTCCTGTTGCGTTTGTAATTGTAATTGTTGGGAAATCTGCCGTTAAAACTGAAAACGTTAAAACTCCCGTATTTGCAGTAACAGTAACTCCTAAAGCTAAAAGAGTAGCTCCGTGTGCTGTTACAAAGTCAGAAGCCGTAGTTGTTAAACTTGAATTAAACGTGGCTAAATAGTTTACTCCTGCTACCGCTACGTTTGCTGTTCCACTTGTCCCAGTTAAGGTCAACGCTTGTGTGGAATACGTGTTTAGTAAAGGATAAATTGGCGTTAACAAAACCGTTGCTACGGTTTGTACTACTGAATTGTTTACCGTGAAGGTAAATGACCCGTCTGCCGAATCCGTAAGAGGTACTGTTTGTATGATTGAGTCATACGCATTACACTCTACCGAAGTCGTCTTAGATGTCAGTTGGACAACTGTTCTAATTCTTGACATAATGTTGTTTTTTTATTGGTTAATAATTATGTAAAAGTAAATAAAATTTCAATTGGCAAATCCAAAAAATTCAATTAATTATAAATTTCGATAGTAATTAACTGATTTGTTAGAATAGAGTTTACTTGTGAGTTAGCTACATTTGAGTAAGTTGCGCCACTTCCGACGTTTCCTATGTCGAATGTTAGGATTTTTAATTGGCTTGGCGAATTGTAAACTGCTCGAATTGCTACTAAATGGTTGGTGTTTCCTGCTCCTTGTATGAATCCGAAGTTTGTTTCTGTAAGAATTGCACTTGGCAAATTTATCAAATACTCTCCTGCGGAACTGTAAACGTAAGTAGGCGTGATTCCTAAAGTGTTTAGCTTTACCAATGCCGATGGAGCGTTTGTTGAAGTTTGAGTTAGTAATGCTTTGTAAACTAAGTAAGGAAATGTACTTTCTACAGGTCTTGTCAGCATCAAATTCACGAAATCCGTAAATATTTGAAAATCCGCAAAGTCGTTGTTATCAGCATCTACAAAATCAGTTAATTACTATCGAAATTTA